AGCCAACGTGGATTATCACCATTTCCCCAATAGTTCTGGACATATTTACTAATCTCCCAAACATCTGTATCTATTTTGCACTTCACTATTAGTTCTTCCAGAGAGCGAATCTCTTCTGGGGAGTTCATGATTATTTCTCCTGTGCCTTTTATAAAATCTTCCTCAAACCTAACTATTGTCTCCTCAAGAGCACTTATATATTCAGAAGCCTCTGCTTCATTTCTTATAGATTCACTATTCTTTTTAAGTTCCTTAATCAATTCATCCACCTCAACCTCTGTAACTCCTAGCTTTTCTGCGTAAAACTTTTTACTTTTCTTCCAATTTAGCATCTGCTGAAGCTGATCTAGTAAATGTTGATTGCCCACCATAGTGTTGTTATTTGGTTAAAATTGAGTAAAGATACGAATCTTTTTTGAAATTCTCCAAATTTATTTAATTAATTAGATTATCCATAATAATCAAAATGGTTATAGTTTAAACAAAAAACCCCCAAACCTAAGTCTGAGGGAAACCCTGTAAAACCAACAAAACAGGATTTTAATTATTTATTAAGGGGCTAGACATTCATTTACTATTTCACAAAACACCACCTTAAGAGCTGGATTAGTTTGGAGTATTTGAATTATTGTTTGAACTAGCACCACGGGATCAAGTTCGTCATCTAGTTTACCTAGCACAACGTTTAAGTCATCTCCAGTGATCACCCCTGAATTTGGTAAGTTTGGTCCATTGTAACAGATGAGACTACTATTTACTGGGTAACCAGCAAACCAGCCATTGTTACATTTCTTTGGAGTAACATCCACCTGTACAGGGTTACATGGAGTTCCTGGGGCACAAGCCATTGTTTGGAGTTTATTTATTAAGGAATGTAAATAATGTAGTAACAAGCAAGCGTAGGTTGAATATTACTGTGAGATTGACCTCCAACATTTACAGCATTTGTAACAGCTATAGTCCCTTGTTTTGTACTAGACCTTCCTAATGTTATAGGATCTGCTGAAGGGCGAAGTGCATATTCTTCATTTGATCCATATGTACCCTGGCTAGCTACACCATTTGTAGCATCCACCACACTTGTTGTTCCAGTGGATTCATTTGTAGCAAGGAAGTGATAGTGTGTATCTGTAACTGTAGCTGCGTGCGTGTGTGCAGGTATCTGAGAAGCAGAAAGTGTAACAGTGTTAGCACCATATATAGCATCTCCTACAGCATAGTTTGGATTACCAGCAACAGCAGGATTTACAATAGAGTTAAGTGCTCCACCAGGAACAGCAACAATCGCTCCAACAGGAACTCTACCACGTTTATCAGGAGTTCCATTTAAACCATTACATAGATATATCTTATCCCAATCACCAAGACCAGCTCCTGTAGCATCAAAATAGCTCAAAGAGCCATAATATTCAACAGCAGCGTAAGGGATCATTTTGCTTGATTGTAAAGATGATGCAGGTAAACTATCTAGGTATGCCTGAATCAATACATCTAGTTCTGAAATCTTAACATAGTTTGTATCTAGGTCAAGAGCAAGAGCTGTTATATCAATTTCAAGAGCACATAGTTTATTTATTACAGCTTGTAAAACATCATGTGTACCATCATTTGAAGCTACACCTTCTAAACAATCTATAGTGTAATTAGCATTTAATGTTGCAAGCTCAACATCTATTGCACTCACTTGATCCTGTATATCACAAGCAATTTCAATAAGGGCTGATATATAAGCATTTAATGTAAGATCTCCACAGGTAGGGAGCTTAGCTGTTACAGCCTCACATATAATTGTTGGATCAACAATAGGTATAATTCCTGTGCCATTTAATGTGGATGTAAGAAATTCTATCAGAGCCTGTTCAACATACGAAAGAGAATCTCCTGTTTCTATTCCTAGAACAGGGACATTGATTCCTGTATATCTGACACATTTATCTGAAACTATTTCAGCACATCCGTTAAAACAATTTGAACAAGACATGTTTTTATTTTATTTATGAATTAATAGTTTAACTCTACTTGCTATCTGTTCTACAGTGAACGGTGCTCCGTAATCTAGATTACAATACTTAAATGTTAAGATTCTTTTGTAATTAAGAAGATCACCTATCACAGGTCCGTTTGTATAATAATTTAAAGAGAATACAATATTATTATATTCATCATTAGCCAACTCTGTAAGCTTACAATCAATGTCTGCCATAAGAACTGGGATTGTTGTACAACTAATACAATCTGTAAGTCTTGGATATAACATCTTTTACTCTTTTAGTTGCTTGTTTTAATTTCTGATTGCACGCTGCACATAGTCCATTAATTAACTGACAGCCACAACCAACCTTAGTACCACACTTACCACAACTTGCCATATTAGTACATATTATTGTTTAAATAATTATTACCGTAACAATTGCATTTATTATTAATAAAGCTGTTAAGCATTATGTTTGCTTGGTTGTATAATTTATTTGATGTAGCTACAGCACAGTTGTTTGCTGCTGCAATAGCTCCCTGTATGAAATAGTAGATGCTATTTAGATTTACCTTTTGTTGTTTCTTGATAGCTAAATCACATTCCATCATATCAAGCTTCATAAACGCACTGTCAAACTTCTCTTGAAGTTGATCAACACGAATTATGGTTTTTTGAACAAAGTTTTCGTATGCAGGAGCTACTGAATATTTAATATAATAAACTCCATCAGGAAGAGGAAGCAGAGCAGCACCCACTGCTGTCAATCCCAAGGATGTGGAATTATATACGTTAAAATCATTTGGAGTGAACGGTAAACTTACTATACCAAATCCAGGGACATCTATTTCAATCGTAGGAGATTGTACAGGAGGACTAACTGGATAAGTTGAATTATCAGCAATACCAAGCGTCTCTAGATTATATGTAGGAATAACTAATATATCTAATTTGAGATCTGCCATATTTTTGTAAATAAATAAGCCAGAGGATTTGAGATTGAATCCTCTCACCCTCTGGCTTAGGTTATATGATATTGTTTCTTTCTACAGCCCTATTATGGAATAAGAGTGCTAGTAGAGGTTGTTGTAGAAGGAGCAGCAGTTGATGTAGTGGTTGTAGTGCTTACACAAGCATTATCAAACTCAATCTCACCAAGAGCAGCTTCAAGAATAGCGTCAACACTAGTTGCAGCACCACTTCCTTGTTCAACAGCAATGATTACCATAGAATCTTCTTTGATATAATCACCCCAGCTGTATGCAGACTTGTCATACTCATTAAACTTAATGTAGTATGTGTCATATGCACTTACAGAAGCAGAAGACCATTGTTCAAAGTTTTCGTTGTAACCATTCATCCTGTACAGATGCTTAAGGTAACCAGCTTGATAACTGTAGTAGTTTTTCTCAAGTTGATAAATCTCATCATAAGTACCTGAAGGGTAAGAAGCACGTTGAATAACTTGGGCTTCAGCAACGATGTTACAAGCGTCTGCTACAATAAAGTCAGCAGTTGTAGCTGGTCCATCATATACAAATGTACGGAAGTACATTCTGTCATATTCCCAAGGGAATGCAGCGATATCACATGGTTGGCCATACTGAGTAAGAGGCTTACCAGAGATACGAAGGATAGTTCCACCAACATTCTCGAAAGTGTAGAAATCGTTGAAGCTAATGTTGTCTGGGTTGTTACCTGGAGCTTGCTGAGTTAATTTAACAATGAACTGATTGATCAATGCATTAACATCAGTGTTTACACAAGGATCACCACCACAGTCACAACAAGGAGCCTGTACAGTTACCGAACGAGTGAAACCATTGAAATACAATGTATCAAGGTAAGAAGAATGTGCACGAAGTGTAAGAGTTACAACATCACCACATTTAACATTCCATCCATCAACATCTGTAATTTGAACAGCAGGGGTTGGGCAACCAGCCACTTTGTACCATTCAGTTACATTAGATGTACAGTTTGCACTAGCACATCCTTTAATTTTGTCAGAACGCTTAGAACCTTGAAGATAGGTGTTAACCCTACCTTGAGCAACATAAAAATACGGAGAAGCAGCAATGTTACCTGCTGTAGCAACGGTGTAGTCACTTCTAAAGAAGCCAACAACTCCTGCTGCCAAATTCTGTGTAGAACCGCTATTGGCTATTGATGTGCCAACAGGAACCACAAAGAGCGTAGTTAGAGAAAAATCTGCCATTTTGCTTTATTTTAAATTATGAAAAAAACTTATTCATTTGTCTGTATCCTATACATGCTATTTTGGACAGCAGACTGGTTTTCAGTGTACATTGCAAGGTTTTGAACTGTTAAATCTAGAAGTTCATCCTCCAGATATAATTCCAATTCACAATCTTCATTGAAGGATGGTTCTCCATCTAGCATGATGTAGCCTTCTTTGTTGATATATTTAGGATAACGCAGATAAGATATGCAGATTTCCTTTGGGATAAATTCACCATCTGTGAATATTGAAATTTCATCAGATGAGAGAAAGTTAAAGGTTTCTTGATATTCAAAGGATGGTTTATAATGATCGTTGTTCAGAATAAACTGAAGATCACCATGTTTAGCCAAATCCCTATTAATCCATATTTTCCTATTCTTACATCTTCCTTTATCAGCAATTACATAACTATCAATATAGAACATGTATTTGGGATCTAGAAGATGGGTGTTTGCAAACCACTGATTTAGTTCTGTGTTCTTGAGCGTAAGCCCAAGAGGACTGGTGTTGTATGTTACAACCAAACTCTGAAGGTCTTCGTATCTTTTCTTAAAAGAATCTAGACCAAGACCAGATAATGTACTAAACCCATCAACCTTCTGTTTAATTAACTTGATTTGAGCTTCGTTAAGAGCTAAAATTTTATCTTCAAGTGCAATTTGCTGATGTTCGTTAGTTGATAGTTTATTTAGTTTCTGATCTATTTTATATAATAAACTATCTACTGGTATCATACAGCTGCGAGTTTTTTACTTTTTAATTTTTGTTCTAGGGTAAGTAGTTCGTCTTGGTTATCATCATCAGCAAGGAATTTAACCAATCCATCTTCATCAGTTGCAATCTCAAACTCACCTTCGTAAATCCTTCCATTAGGCTTAAGCCTATATACAGAATGTAGTAATGCTTGTTTAACAAGATCTTTGATGTGGAGTAGGTTTTCCTTCATATCAGCAAACCTATTAAATACTTCCACAGGATTTAATCCTTGATATTTACCATTTTTGAATTCTGTTTGTTTAAGAACATTATCAACTTGGTTGTAAACTGACTCTTCTTTTGTATCTTCTGTTACAGGAAGACCTAATAAACGAGCAACCTTTCTCTTCTTTTCTGGAGTCATTGAATCAAACTTGACAATAGCCTTGTTGATCAATTGCTTTTTCTTGAAGATTACAGCATTTTCAATTTCGTCATCAGCAACATAGAACTGAATGTCAGCAGGATATTCTCCACGCTCCCAAGCTTGATAGCTAGAAGCAATTGTTGGATGAACCCTAAGCCATGCAAACGTTAGTTCCTGATAAGGAATCTTAAAATCGAAGTAGTTATCTCCATCTATAAGTTTCACAGGCTGTACGTGCATTGAATCATTCGTAGAGGTTGAGAGCCCATAGTTCCAGAAATTAGATCTAGATCCTAGATCAACTCCTCCAAGAGCATCTTGTAGTTTTTCACGAAGAGCGGTGACTCTTTCAATTTCTAGTTCTCTTTCAGTGGAATCTGAAATCCTACGAATATACGCAGCATTTGCATCAAGTCCTGTTCTGTACTGACCATCAAGTTCCTTGTAAGGATACTTGAACACTCCTGTACCAGGGATTCTTGTCATACCTTTCTGTGCAAGACCACCTTGCATTGTCTGAATCTGAGAATTGTTATAATCCTTCTTAATTGTGGAAACTTTTCCTATCTTACCCATATGTAGTTTGTTTAACTTGGTTTTAAGTTGCAGAGTGGTTCCATCGAAGGAAATGCAATTAGGAATTTCCTAATTCATCACTCTGTGGTTTGAGTAGAGCCCTCCAAAGGTGGGAGTATAAAGGAGGGCTCTTCTCGGTGGGGGTTCTAAGGACAATGTCCTTAGATAGTTATTAGAATTGTGGTATTTCCTCGATAAGAACTGTACGAGACAAATCCTCAATGAAAACATCGCAACGATCTTTCATCCAAATTTCATAACCAGGGAATTTGTTAGCAGAACTCATTCCTTGAGACTTAGCGAAGCCCAAGTGATGGCGAGTTCCATCGATATATCCCCAAGTCATTGAAGGTGCACCTTTCATTCTCACTTCTCTGATGTTGTTAATCATTGAACCATCGCTCATTGGAGAAACATCAAATACCATGAAAACAGGAGTGGACTTTTTATTCTGACCGAATTCAAGGTTAGATTGTGGAAGATCCAACTCTTTCAAGTGAATCAACTCAACACGACCAGTCTCACGAGTAACCATTGCATCGAATGCAAAGTTGTAAGTGATGTGCTGACCTTCGCCTTGCATGTAACGATTTCCAGAATCAGCCATGAAAGTAAGACCACTGTTTAGAGCGTCTGTTTTCAAAGCTTGTTGGAATACGTCAAATCCAGCTTCATTTGTATACATTTTAACCCTACGATCTTTCACGTCAACCCTTCTGTAGAACAGATCTCCGAAAACTGAACGGATAAGGTTTGCAGTGAATTCACCACGGTTATATTGAACCAAGTTACCATTGTTACGCATTCTGTGGTAAACACCAGCAGATGTACGCTTCAATTCTTGCTTAGAACCATTTGTTTTAACAGTTCCTGGCTTGCTCCAAATCATACGCTTAACTTTCAATTCAAGCATAGACTTACGCATCCAGAACTCAATAAATGGTTCCCATTTAACATCATTCCTAGTTAAAGGAAGTTGGTTACGTCTTTGTGGAGCATAAACCAAGATGTCTAGAGCTTTACCATTAGCATCAACCATCATTTTGTCATCAGCCCACTCAGTGATTTTGTGCTCATAACCATATGCAGAACCCAAAGATTCAAACATTGTGATTTGCTCACCAAGACGAGGAAGACCCAAAAGATCTTGATCGAACTCACCAATTGCAGCATCAACCAACTCAAGCTCGATACCATACTGAAGGAATGTAGAAGATACAAAATCCACTGTAGGGTTATCACTAACTAGAGTGAAATAATAAAGATAGCCCATGTTCCAAGGAACTGGATCTTTGATAACGTAGAAACGAGGACCATACTGACGAGAACCTACAGAAATAATTGCATTCTTAGAGAATTCGTTAGTGTCCAAAACGAGAGAGAACTCTTGTCCATCAATACCAGGCTTATCCAAAGCGGATGTAGAAGCAGGGACATCGATGATCTTAGGGAACTTGTAAGGAACTTGAACCTGCCACTTCCATGCATCACTATTGTTGTCGATGTAATAAGGAGTAGACTTGTTGATCATGTCCAAAAAGTCATTGCTGTAAAGAGAGCTCTGTGTGTAAAGACTGATGATCTTTTTGTCATAGTCTGCAGGCTCTGTGCTGTGAAAACTTTCTAGGTGGTTAGCGTCTGTAAGCTTGCCTACAGCACGTTTATCCATAGAAGCCACACGAGCATACGTAAATCCAGTTAAACCTGGGATTGTTTGAATTGCCATTTGTGTTACCTTTTTAAGTTATTGTTTATAAAAAATTAGAGAAACCATGATGATGGCTTACTAGATTTACTGCTTGATTTCATAGAGCCTTTGCTAGTTTGTCTAGCAACTTCACCAAATAACTCATTAGACTTTTTGGTGATTCCTGTTTTTTGAATTGTGGAGAGAGTTGGGTCTTTCTCAATAATCTTGAGAAGAAGACCAACCTTAACCTTTAATTCATGATTTTCAGGACGCTTCAACTCTAGTATCGTACGATCAAAATCTGTGAGTGTCTCACCAGATGGTGTCTTGTACTTATCAACTAGAAGGAAATCTTGTAGTTCACCAGCAAGCTTTGGGTTAATTGGAATACCGTCAAACTCTTTTGCTTTAAGCTTGTCTTGTAGGACAGTTTGAACGTTACTTATATATTGCTGTTTAACAGCTGCTTGTTGTTGTAATTGTGATTCTCTCTTCTGTTCCATTTCAGCAAGCTTTGCAGCTTCCTTCTTAACCAACACCTTGTGGTGTTTTACTGCAACAGTTTCAAGATCACCGTAGTTTTTCAAACGCTCAACTTCTGTCGTAACATCCTCAGGATCAAACCCTTGGTCAGTTAAAGCTTGTTTCAACACTGCCACTTGATTTGACTCATCTGTCAGGTCCATTTCTGAAAAACTCTTTATATTATTATATGTACCGAAATATTCTTTAGGATCAACACCCTTAACAAATATTGCTTCAAATGCTTGTTGATAATCTTCTCCAAATTGTCCAATGAAGTTATTAACCACTTCAATTGCTCCCTTCTTCTTCTCAGAATTAAATCTTTCAAGGAACTCTTCAGCAGTGGAGATGTTGATTTCTTCATCATCTTCTTCTGTTGAAAATACACCAAGTTTCAAAAGGTCTTTAGAAAGAGCTGTGAATTGAGAAACTTCTGGTTCTTCTTCTTCCTCATTAGCAGAATCAGCTGCAGGAGCTTCTTCTTTCTTTTTAGCAGGAGATGGAGTTTCTTCATCTTCTTCCTCAGTGTCATCATTTCCATAAAGGAAGTCTTGGATGTTCACCTTAGAGTCATCCTCTCCTTCTTTCTTTTCTTCCTCTTTAGCAGATGCTGCTTGTTTGGAAGATTTTTTCTCTGGAGTAGGTGTGTCCTCAGCTTTGATGTCTTTAATATCATCTGGAGAACTTGTGGCGGTTTCTGGTGACATCAGATCATTTAAAAGATCTGCATTACCCATGCCCATTTCCATTGTGTTCTCAATGCTGAAGTTACCAAACGACTGGTTTGTATCTAAATTTTCGGCCATATGTAGTTCTATTTATCTGGTTTTCAATGTAAAAGTATATAACATTATTATACTAGCAATGAGATAGTGTACTATACACCCCAATTTTCACGATAATATAGCATTAATTTATTTTACTCTAATCAAGTTTGTTTAAAATAGTATCATTTATAATCCTAAAACTACGTATTGGAGCAATATCTGTAAGTGTCACTTGTTGTATATCCACTCCCCATTTCCTAGCTTCAACCCTCACCTTCTTTGTCAGAACATTATCCATCTCAGGATCTATACATTGTTCCAGGGGTGAGGATATTATTATGTTCTTGATGATAGACTGGGTCATATCAGCCAAAGCATCCTGAGCATCAAACACCTCCAGCAGAAAAATCTTAACATCTGCTATCTTATATTTAATCACTCCCTTTACAACAATGTTCTGTTTATCCTTTGTATAAAGTGATTGGGCTGCCAAACTTAATGTAGTGACAACAACATGTTGTGATATCACCTCATCAAATATTGGAAGTTTCACGTGGAACCCTGGACCCAACACCTTCTTAAAATGACCAAATCTTAGAAGTACAGCCTGTTCGTAATTTGGAATAATTACAGCAGGGGTGATGTAACTAAACCAATTTATTAATAGGTCTATGAGTTTATCAAACATTATTTAGATTTTTTATTCCTACCCTTAGCATTCTCTTTAGCAACAGCTAAGTCGTTTGCTTGGTTCTCTCTAGCCACCTGTAGTTTTTCTCTTTCCACTTGTAACTTCTGAGCAGCTAGATTATTTTTTGACTGTATATCAGTCATCTTAAGTTGATAGTCTTTGGCAGCCTTTGTTTGATCATTAGCTAATTTGCTGATTTCCAATACATCAGGAACACCACTTGTATCAACGTCAGACAAAGGACCAGATTTTGATTCAGCTGCAATAAGAGCAATTTCCTTCTTATTGATTCTATCTAGTTCTGCTTGGTAATCATCATGTGCAAGTTTTTCAGCTTGTTGTTGTTGAGCTAATTGCATTTGTGCTTCTGCTTGTGCTTGTTGTTGTTCCATCTGCTGCTGTTGTTGCTGCATTTGTTGATCCTGTATCTGTTCTTGCCTTTCTTTTAATGTTTTGAACACCTTCTTCATCTGCCTAATAGAGTTCGTAGAATAGAGCTCTATGACATCGTGGAGCGATCCACCATTCTGAATAACAGCTTGAGACAATCCCCTAATTTCATTAAACATCTGTTTGTCTTCAGGTCTATTGGTGGCAAACACTTTAAGGTCACGGAATTTAAGGTCTGTACCATTCACTTGAACAAATGCAGATTCTCCTTCGGACGTTATGTATGAAAGGGTGGATTGTGGTTTACTGCTTTCTACATAAAGTGAGGCATCTATGATTGCTTGGTACAATTGACCAAGGATGTATTCATGTGCCACAAATAAAGGTTCTGTTTGAGAATATGATTGTGTAATAGCAGCATTTGTTCCTGTAGCAGACTCACTAGCAGATATAGATCCCATTCTTTGTCTAGACATACCTACAAGTTCCCAACACTCATTCTTTAATTGCATAGCTAGATTATATCTAGCTTGAATCTCCTGCGTACGTGTAAGGTCTAAACTTGTATATTGATTGAAGCTAGATGGGCTTTTTAGATTTTCAGGAGAATCATCTATAAATACAACCCCTCTATTCCTTGCCTCCATTTCCCAAATATCAAGAGCATCTTGTGCATCTCCGTCTTTAGGAATAGGAATATGCCTAATAGACATAAGTTGCACCTTACCCACTTCTTTCTCAAGAAGCTTATATAGCTGATTCATACAAACATTATAAAGAACCTGAAAAGGCTTCATCATGTCTACAAGACTCTTGGCTTCTGTATTTTTAACTTCGTGTGTTAATCCAATAATTGGACAATAGTTTAAAAGCTTGAATGGTTTAATGTGATAGATGTCTGGACCAATCTTTGTTCCTTGATACCACTGGTTAATCCATCCCCATTCTAGAGATTCTTCTGTAGGAATAGTTCCAGACTTATATGACTCATCAACTAATGTAGATTGTTCATTACCTAATTCATCAATGTATATAAGCTTACCTATCTTCCTCTTACTGAGCCAATAAGCTCTCACCACTACATACTTGTAGCCAAATGAACTAACGTTGGACGTTAGCCCCAAGAAGTCTTTAAGACCATCATTGTTCTCCTTCATTTCACTTTCGATAATCATACGAGTCTGAAGGACCAGTGGATCATATGTATCATAGGTTACAGAGTCAATACCAGGAGTGACATTTGGATTACCTAGATTAGATTCACGGACATTAATCAGTCCATAGTCTTGGAGAGAACTTCTGAGGTGGTCTATTTCATCTTTAGTGAGATCGGGAACGCTTTCAATAATTTCAGAAAGCTCCATAACTTGCACTGTACCAGCAGTGTATGCACCTTGTGCCCTACCTGTAGTGTCTGATATATATTTTCTATCAGGTGTAGTGAGGAACCATGTATTCTTTGGGTTAGCCACCTCAATGTTATATCCCACCTTTGAGTTGTCCTCATAAATGTGATAGAACTCTCTGGCTGAAATAAGCATATCTCTAAAGGCATCTTCCGACTTTTCCTTTAGAGTGAATTCTGCCTTCTGGCATGTAAGAACGTGGTTTGCCCATTTCTCAGCAACAGATGTATAATTGTCAAGCTCATCCGCCACCTCTTCCATTGTCATCTGCTGAACTTGCTCATCTTCAACTTCTTCTCCAGACATTTCAATTTTCTGCATTATCTTTTGCTTAGCCTGATTAATTACATATTCTTGAAGAATCTGTGTTTTAAACTCAAGCTCTTCTGATTGACTGTCATCATCAAATGCTTTAATCCTGAATGCGTCAGGACGTTTAGATATTTCTCCTATAAGTTCATTGATTGGAGTGGTTATAATAGAATAATGTTTAACATATCCAGGTAGGCCTAGGTCTGCTGTAAGCATGTCTGTAAAACTCTTAACTTGGGGCTCTTGGTAGAAATCTTCCATCCTCAGAATACCCTTGACAAGGTCATAGTTCTTAACAAATGTATCTCTATTCTTTACATACTCAGCATAAGCCTTGTTAGCAAAATAGTCCATTGTGTTCTTAATCCAACTCTCATCTTTTTTCTCTTTCTCAGTTTTGAACTGATCAGGGAATATATTAAGATAGGCATACCTGATAGTAGCATCTTTTGTATATCTAATTATTGCCATTATGTAAAAAGTTTATTTCTTTTATATTTACGTGTACCAAACATTCCTCCTCTTGACTCAGTGAACAATACATTGTTTTTATTAGCTGAAAACATAGACTGAACCCTGACATCACCTGATCCTCCCACTCTTCCAAGTATAGGATCCATTTTATACGCCTGAGCAATTGCTAGTTCTGCTGCTACAATACGGTCAAAGTTACCCTGATCATTGTATTGTATAACCTCCTCTAGCAATACAGGATCAAATATCTTATTCACCCCTGTAATCTGCTTTATTATATTTCCCTCATCATCTTTCTCTGAAAGCAACGTTTCTTCTAGATACTTCTTTAAGCAGTTGTGAAGATAGTCAATTATTTTCTGAGAAGAGCGATGTATTCCATATTCTCTTTTAACTGTTGTATTAGGAACCACCTCATGGAGCCATTGAGGTTGTTTCTCCAAATAATGAGCATCTCCCTTGGCTTTCATATATTCTATAAAGGATATATCATCATTCTCACACAGTGTTCTAGCATTATAATACTTAATAAGAAGCCTAGCTTGTTCTTCCCAAGTTTCCTTCTTATCAGGTCTTGCTACATAAGATGCCACAAACATATCTTGGTATTTCTCCCCTGTGATGTCATGCATTCTTTTATATACATAGACAGCACCTAGCGAAGAGCTATATGCAGATTGTCCCTGTCTGTAGGGATCCACTCCTGCTACATACAATCCATAAGGAGGATTCTCAACAGGAAATTCATAAATTACAATAGGAGCATCTTTCAGATCACTATTCTTCAAAGGAAAGTTTGTAATAGGTTGCTTGTCTGTAAAGTTGTGCCCTATTTTATCCTCATCAGCATAGAGTATAACAGGAGTGCCTGTACGATCGTTCTGAAGAATCCTAGTCTTCTGCCTTTTGGCAGCCTCAATGTCAAATATATTAGTGTCCTCGTTAAGGAATATATCATCAACTTCTAATGGATAGTACATCTTCTCTTTCAGATATGCTATTCTATCCCCTGCCTTTTTAAGACGTTCTAAATTGTTGGTTGTTATTTCTTTTGCTTTGTCCTCATTGCTGACAAGCATAGGTATCTTGTACAAATCGCTATCAATTGGTTCCTTAAGATATGCCCCAAGTGTGGAATCTTCTTTGGCTTCCATCCTATATTTATAGGAGATGAATAGCCCATGCACTCTTGTAGTGTCTTTTTCATTATTGTAGGTGAGGAAGTTGAAGTTGTCTACATCGAACATTAAGCTCTTTGCATCCATAAATCTCTTCATGTCACCACCTGTACCTGTAAGGATAGGAGAACAACCCCATCCAAATGGTGTTGTGAAACCAGGCACAGCTGCCTGAAAACCTCTAAGAAATGATCCTTTACCAATCTCATCTATAATTAGTTTACGTGGTTTTGTACCTGCAATAGCTTCCTCATTATTACCCTCATCTAGGTTACGAATAAGTATTTGGGAAAACGGTATTCTCTCTCCTGATTTAGTTTTAATTCCAAGCGTCACTTGGTTCTTCCAGTTATCCTCAATTCTCTGCCATCTCCATGCTTCTGGAAGGAAGTTGAGTCCTTTATCAATCTTGTCTGTAATCAGTTTTATATCTGGAGCATTCAATCCAGCGATGATGTTCTGTGAGTTTTCATCAAATGTAGCTCCCCACGCAACATAGCTACTCTCAATAACAGACTTAGCCAAACGCCTAATTCCTAGAATCACTAGTCCTTTCTTTTCGTTCTGAGCTCTATCTATCTCATTAGTTATAATCCATTCGTTATCCCTGAGGAGAGGGTTGGAATATTTCTGGGAGATTCTGCCTCTTTCATCTATAATATCCACCTCTGTATTCCAGAAGTTTAGATGCCAATATAAAAAAGGGTTTATGTAAACCCCATTCACCATAGCTCCATTTAAACATAACTCCTTATGAAAATTAAAGAAAGCTTTATACTCTTCGCTTTCCTTATCAGGAATTCTTGGCT